AATTTACAAGAGTATCCAGAAATGAAAACATTTTTAAAAAAAATTAATTCTTATATAGAAAATTTTAAAATTTATCACTGCTGGGCAAATGTTACAAACGGTGATAATATAGCGTGGCATTCACATCCTCCTTTTGTTGTTAGGTCATTAGTATATTATTTAAAAAATAAAAGTCAGATTGGGACTATATTTAAAAAAGGAGAAATTAAAGTAGAGGTTACTAAAGCTCCTGAAAACTCTTTAGCTATTTTTGATGGTAGGTTAGAACATTCTGTTCCAATTCATTTACCTGAAGAACGTATATCAGTTGCTGTGGATTTAATGTTATGAGTTTTAAAAATAAAAAATATACTATAAAGAGAAACGCTATATCAAAAGACATGGCTAGGTTTTTATACGATTATCTTTTATTAAAAAGAAAAACAGCTAGAACAATGTTTGACTTTAAATTTCTGTCTCCTTACACAGAATATTTTGGAGGATGGAATGATCCTCAAATTCCTGAAACATATTCGCACTATGCAGATATAGTAATGGAAACTTTATTAGAAGATTTAAGATCTTTAATGGAAAAAGAAACAGGTCTTGTTTTACTTCCTACTTATTCTTATTGCAGAATATATAAAAATGGAGATATATTAAAAAGACATAAAGACAGACAAGCGTGTTCTGTTTCAACAACTATGAATTTAGGAGGTGACCCTTGGCCAATATGTATAAACCCTAATTCAGAAGAAGGTTATGTTCAAGGAGAAAAAACAGGTCTTCACCAAGTTCAAGACTATGTACCATCAACTAATCCTGGTGTTAAAGTAGAACTAGAACCAGGAGATATGTTAATATATTCGGGTTGTGAACTAGAACATTGGAGAGAACCTTTTGAAGGTAATAATACTGGACAAGTATTTTTACATTACAATAATAAAAGTGAACCAAATGCTAGAGCTGAAAAATTTGATAGAAGAATGCATTTAGGGTTACCTGCTTGGTTTAAAGGAAAAAGTCCTGAGGACTTTGAGTGAGTAGAGAAAGATACTACTATTGGAAATTTGAAGAACTATATTCAAAAAAAGAAGTAAGTGAAATTGATAGTCAAATAGATACCAGTATTTCTAAAGATGCAAAGGATGTGCCTGCTGACAATGTTGTTAAAATAGCACAAGTAAAAATAATTGATTCTGTTAAAATAAAATTATTAGATAGAATGTTAGATGCAATTGTTGAAAGTAATAAAATAAACTTTGGATATAATATATATTACGAAAAACATATAATGAACCACAATACATACTCTGATAAAAACAAAGGTAAATACGATTATCACATTGATGCTACATTTTTTAACCCGGCTTCTGATATTAAATTGACTGCAATACTTAATTTATCCACAGAAGAATATGAAGGTGGGGATTTTTACATGAATACGGGTGAAGAATTTATAGTTCCTGAGATAAAAAAACCAGGCAATTTAATAATATTTCCATCTTACTTATTGCATAAAGTTACACCTGTTACTAAAGGAAGTAGGAAAACATTAACTGCTTGGATTGCAGGTCCGAAGTTTCAATAATACGTTGATTTTTACAAATATTGCAGTAAAGTGTCTTTTTAAACTAGGAATAATATGCTACAAAAATTAGGTTTTGCTCCAGGATTCAACAAACAAGTTACAGAAACAGGGGCCGAAGGTCAATGGTTTGACGGTAATAATGTTCGTTTTAGATATGGTAGTCCAGAAAAAATAGGCGGTTGGGATCAGTTAGGTGAAGATAGTTTAACTGGTGCTGCACGAGCTCTACATCATTGGGACAATAATGCTGGTATTAAATACGCAGCCATAGGTACAAATAGAATGCTATATGTTTACTCTGGTGGTCAATTCTATGACATTACTCCAATAAGAACAACTATTACTGGTGTTGTGTTTTCATCTGATTCTGGAACACCAACAGTTACAATTACATTCCCAAGTCCTCACGGTATGCAAGCTGACGATATTATATTGTTTACTGGAGTTACAGGAGTTTCTGGATCGAGTTCTACTTTTTCTGATGCTTCTTTTGAAGATAAAAAATTTATGGCAGCTTCTGTGCCAACGTCTACAACAATTACAGTTACAATGCCTTCTAATGAATCAGGCACTCCATTAAGTCTTACAGGTGATGCTACAGGACAACCTTTTTACGCTGTAGGTCCTGCACAACAATTAGGTGGGTTTGGTTGGGGTACAGCAAATTTTGGCGGAACTGCTTCGGGTATCGCAACAACTACTTTATCAACAACACTTCCAGACGATGCTACTACGACTGTAGTTGTAGCCAGCTCGACTGCATTTCCTGCTTCCGGAGAAATTAGAATTGGTACAGAGGATATTAGTTATACAAACAATGATACGGCAACAGGGACATTGAGTGGAGGAGCGCGAGCAGTTAACGGAACTACAAGAGCAGCCCATACTGCTGGAGTAACTGTAAGCAATATTTCTGATTATGTAGCGTGGGGTGAATCATCTACAGACGATGTAACTATTGATCCTGGTTTATGGGTCCTTGATAATTATGGTACAAAATTAATTGCACTTATTTATAATGGTGCTTGTTTTGAGTGGGATGCTCAACCGACAAATGCTACTTCACTTAGAGCTACAATTATACCGAATGCTCCTACTGCATCTAGACATGTATTAGTTTCTACACCAGATAGACACTTAGTATTTTTTGGAACAGAAACAACTGTTGGTGATTCAACAACACAAGATGATATGTTTATTAGATTCTCTTCTCAAGAAAGTATTGATCAAACAGATTCATACACAGTGACTGCAGAAAATACTGCTGGTACACAGAGGTTAGCTGCCGGATCAAAAATAATGGGGGCTATCAAAGGTAGGGATGCAATTTATGTTTGGACAGATACTGCTATATTTTTAATGCGTTTTGTTGGTGCACCTTTTACATTCTCTTTTGAACAAGCTGGAACTAACTGCGGATTGATAGGTAAGAATGCTTGTGTAGAAGTTGATGGTAGTGCTTACTGGATGTCAGAAAATGGTTTCTTTACATATGATGGTCAATTAAAATCTATGCCTTGTTTAGTAGAAGATTATGTTTACGATGATATTAATACTACCTCTAGAGATTTAATTAATTGTGGATTAAATAATTTATTTACAGAAGTTAATTGGTTCTATTGTAGTAATGGAGTAAATCAAATTGATAGTGCAGTCACATATAATTATCTAGAATCTACAAATAAAAGGCCTGTATGGAGCGTAAGCAATATAACTACAGAAACTAATTCTTCAGGTGCTTCTGTAAAAGTAGGTCTTCCTAGAGCTTCTTGGTCAGACTCTGCTGTATTTAATAGGCCTCATGCAAATTATTATGACCCTGACAACAATAGTTCTTATGACGTGCAGGGTAATACTGATGGTAGTACAGTATACTACGAACATGAAACAGGTACCGATCAAATTAATGCTGGTGGAGTTATTACTCCTATAAAAGGAGTAATTACTTCTGGTGATTTTGATATTACTCAAAAAAGAGCAAGCACAGGACAAGCAGTAGGAATGCCAGACATAAGAGGTGATGGAGAATACATTGCAAAAATTAATCGTATTATACCAGATTTTTTAGAACAGACAGGTAACACAAGAGTTTCATTAATAATGACAGATTATCCAAACAATACTTCTGTTGTTAAAAATTTTGACATAGCTAGAACCCAAACGAAACAAGACACAAGAGTTAGAGCTAGAGCTATTGCATTAAGAATATCTAATATAGCTAGTTCACAAAATTGGAAACTAGGTACATTTAGATTAGATATACAACCAGACGGGAGAAGAGGATAATGGCAGGACCAGGTTTTTATAATGAAGCAGACCAAAAGCTATACGAAGATTTTCAATTTTTACCACAAGAACAATACAGATTAGGTTTAGGTAATACTACAACAACTAAACCAAGCGACGTTGAACAAACCGGTATTATGAGTCAAGTCCCTAGTAGTGGTACATACATACCACCTTATCAAGATGTGGGTAATGGTGGCGGTAATGGTGATGACGATGATGATTCAACTAACACAAGAACTGGTAAATTTGGTTTAGGTGATCTTGCAACTGCTTTAGGGTTTATAACTAACCCTATAGGAATGATAATTGGAAAAGGTATCCAAGCTTTTAGAAACAGAGGTAGAGACGGAGACCCCAGAGGTCCAACCGGGCTTATGGGAGAAGGAACTGGGTTAGTAGATGCTAATGCAGGTTTTGGACCTTTTTTAGATACTGGAGCAATTACTGCAGATGGAAATGCTATGGGTGGTGGAAATCCTGGAGGTCCAACTGGAGGAGCTAATGATGGGACTGCAGCTCAAGGTTATGGAAGTGCAGATGATGGATTTAAAGCTGATGGCGGTAGAGTTGGATACTTTTTTGGTGGTAAAGTAAATTATAAAAACCGAGGAATAGGAAGTATTTTATAATGGCAAAAATTGTACAATCATTAACTAGAGCAAGTGAAGAATACGATGAAAAAACTTTTCAGTCTTTAGTAAGAGATCTTGATGGAGTTATTAATAAACTAAACACTACATTTCAAGAACAGTTAAAACAGGAGATAGAAGCTAAAAGTTTCTTTTTAGAATAATGGCAACAGTAAATCAGTATAAATTTAAAGGTGTAGATAATAGTACAAGTGGTAGTGCTTTAGTTCCTTTAGGAACTGGTAATCCTTTAATTAATGAAACGATAGTTATTAAATCAATATTAGTTACATCAGCTGGAACACCAACAGTGACTATTACAAACAATAGTATTACAGCTATTAAATCAGCACAATTAACAGCTAATACTACAACAGAATTATTAACCCAACCGTTAATAGTAGAAGGTGGTAAAACCTTTACAGTACAAGCAAGCACAACAGACTCGTTTGATGTGGCTATTAGCTACCTAAACATTAAAAAGGAGAAAACAGACTAATGAATAAAGACATACCAACAATAGTTCCAGAGGAAGTAATTACAACATATAGACACAAGGTAACTGGAGAGGTTTTTAAGGAAAGAAAAGACTGGGAAGCCAAGGGTTTTAAGAACGAGGACATGGCACAGGACGTAAAAGTCGTTATGCCAACACTTGATTTGTTCGCAGAAACAAAGTAAAACGAATAAACTAGGATAAAATTATGGCAATTTCAAGAATGCAACAACCAAGACAAATGTACGGACTAGGTAGTATCGTTAAAAAAGCGGTACGGGGCGTTAAGAAAGTTGCTAAAAGTCCATTAGGTAAAGCAGCGATAGCAGGAGCTATAGGTTTTGGTATACCAGGAACCAGCATTGGTGGTTTGTTTGGTAGAGCAGGTTTTGGAGGAGCAGCAACAGGTTTATTTGGCAAACAAGGTATTGCAGCAACATTACCACGTTTGTTTGGAAGTGGAATGTTACCTCCTTCTGAAGGAATGGCTAAACCAGGTTTATTTGGTAAAGCTAAAGGTTTTTTTAATAATATGTCCACAGGTCAAAAAATATTTACAGGCTTAGCGGGTACAGCTTTAGCTACACCTTTTTTAACAGGTGGACCAGAAGAAGTAGTAGAAGAAGCTGAAGACCAGATAGATGTTGATGCAATTAAACAAAGTGCAAGAGATTTTTATATGGGTAAAGGCGGTAAAAATTTAAGCTTCATGCCTAAAAAAGAATACGTTGATCAAAATTTTTATGCACAACAATCAGCTGCTGACGGTGGAAGAATTGGATATTCTAGTGGACAATTAGTTAGTCCAAGTAATGATGGTTCAAGACCTGGTTATGCAGGACTTGAAAACATATTTGGTGTAAACGATGGGATGCCTCCTCGTAATACTCGTAATAAATTTGATTTTATGTTTGAAACAGGACCTATGTCAGATAGAGCAAAAGAAATTTTATCGAACATGTCTGAAGAAGATATAAAAATGTTAGAAGAACAAGGAACTCTTTTTGACTTTATTGAAAATGTAATAAAGACTCCTTTTATTATAAGAGGTGGAGACACAGAATACAAAGCTAACGGCGGAAGAATTGGATATGCAATGGGTGGAAACACTGATGATGAAGATGAAGTAGTAAGAATGACTGCAGGTCAAAGAATAATGCCGAGAGCTACATTTTTAAATATGGGTGGTGGTGCAGGTCAAGCTCAAGCAGAACAAATGCTTATGGCAGAATTTGTAAAATATAAAAACCAAGGCGGTGATTTATCTTTTGAACAATTTGTTAAAGCAGTAATGCAACAACAAGAACAACCTACGATGGCTGCTAATGGTGGTAGAATGGGTTATTCAAATGGCGGAGATGTTTTTTCTGAATTAGAAATATTTAAATTAAAAAATTTAGGTTATGATGTAGAGAGTAAAGGTGTAGAACCTTTTGGTGGTGTTGAAGTATTAAAAAATATTTTAAGAGTAAACAAAGCCGAAGGTGGAATCATGGCAACTGACGAAGCATCAGAAATGATTGACATGGGTGGCATGGAAAAAGATTATAGAGATGAAGGTGGTTTTGTAGCAATGG